ATTTTGAACTTGCTCTTGTTGCTGTTTCCAGCCAATCACTTCACCACGAACATTGTTTAGTTCGTTTTGTAGTGCGTAAATTGTCGGGTCAACTCCTTGAGGGAAGTTTACTTCATTTAAGTTTACCCCATATTGCTGCGCTAATCTACTAAATAATTGCAATTTATCTTGCCCATTACTAGTTCGCAACATATTGTCAGCCTCTAGCAAGGCTTTTATTGCTTTGGGTGCGTCTAGACCCATGCCTTGGATGGTCTGCAAATAAGGGTTGACTACCTCATTGATCTGATCTGCAAACTGCGCCTTAGAGATTAAAGGCTCAACGCCCTTGCGCATTTGTTCCTCACGCTGCCAAGCATACTCTTGCATCCTTGGGTCGGCAGTTTGCCAAACATCGTGATAGTCTTTCTTCCAACTTGCTGGCGCACGCTTCCAAACTGGTTCTTCAACTGGTTCATCAGCGGGAAGTTCATCAGTAGATGCAAATTTCCCTGCATCGTCACGTTGAAACTTTGCGGGTTCAGCTACTTCATCAAATTGTTGTGAAAGCAACTCACGGCGATTGTCGGGCGCTTCTGTTGGGACAATGGGTTCTGTAGTATCCAATTGTTATCTCCTGTGGTATTTCATCTGATTGGCTTGTTCACGCAATGAATTCATTATTTGATTGGCCTCGCTGTGGGTCATGTTCCCCAACTGTTGAGCCAACACCTCACGCCTTTTCTCATTAGATGGAGCCGTGAGTTTTGTTTCCATTGATTCATTGCCCACCTCAATACATCCGTTTTCTCTCAAATGTTCTCGGTGTCGGCTTCGGCTCTGGATCATAGAGCCGTCAATCATTGATTGATAAGGAGCAATGTCGCCCATTATCATAGGAGCTTGTATATCATCATTGGCTTTGTGTTTTTCAACCAATTCGCCGTTACGTATAACGTAAGTTGTTCTCATAGTAGCAAAATTTCCTCGTCATCTGATTCGATGTGGTCGTCCCAAATTAACTGCATTTTGTCCAAATTAGACAACATTTTCTGAATGTCTGTCAATGTGACATTTTGCTTGGTTGCAATTGTAGCAAATGTTTCAACATAAGGCGCAATTATTTCTTCGGGTATCTTGCCTTCAACAATGCGCTCGTATGCCGCAATAATTTCGTCTCTGCGCTTTTTATTCTTTTCTTGCTCACGTTTGAGTTGTTTTTTGAGCTTGTCAGGGCCAGGATCATGCGTATCATCAATGAAAATAATAGGCTTAAGAGGGCTTACATTGCCAACCGCACCTGTAGCCTGAACACCCGTTAGTTGAATAGTTTTGGAGATTGAGGCGAACGAGCCTGCAAATCCTGTTGCTAGTACACCATTGATGCCAATTGAACTGTTGGGGGTTAAAGATCCAGCCGATCCTGTAGCCGATACCCCACTTAGGCCAACAGTTACCGATTCACTTTCATTACCCGCCAAACCAGAAGCCTGTACGCCAGTTAGCCCAATGCTTGTTCCATTGACGGGTGAACCAACAGCGCCTGTAGCGTTTACACCTGTTAATGCCTCAACGCTTGCCTCTGTAACAGATCCTGCTGCGCCCGTAGCTTGGACGCCAGTTAATGCGGCGCTAACGGCAACACTAGGGCTGCCAACGCCGCCCGTAGCCTGATTGCCTGTTAATGGGAGACTATCCCATTGAGCATCATCCCAAGTACCTGTGCCCCAAGGCCCTTGTGCCATTATGCAATACGCAAAAGACCTGTGGTCGCATCGTTAGTCGGCATGGTCAACGTAAAAGTGCCAGCCGTTACTGTTTGCGAGCCAAAGTTGTGAACGCTAACTGCTTTGTTACTAGCGCTTGAGTTGTAGATTAAAACAGCATCAAAAGCCGTTGTAACCGTCAAAGCAGACCATGAAAAACTGGCTGATGGCGTCCAATATGCTGTTGTGCCGCTAGTTGCCGGCGCATTCGCATTGGTAACCGTAACGCCGCCCGCCGTGTAGCCTGTGCCTGATGTATTCGTGACCTCATTGGTTGTTGAATAAACAGTGGTTGCTGCACCCAATGATCCAGTTGCAAAGTACAACGCCGCTTTAAAGGTGTTGCCTGTGCTTGGCGTGAAGTTGTGAGTTCCTGTGAGCAATTCGCCCTTAAAACTTGTACACATTGCTGTTGTATTTGCCATTTTATTTCCTTAGAAAGATGATGCAGCGCCATCAGCAAGTGCTGCGTGCTTGAGTTTTACATGAACCGAACGGTGTACCAATTCACCTTCAAACCAATATTCAACCCACTCGGTTGTTTCTGTGTCAGTGTCTACTTGACCTTCACGCTTCTCAAGCAAAGATTCATGTATTTCACCTTTAGTGGTTGTAATCATTTGATAACCTCCATGCCAATTGCTTTACCATCAGGCCCGCGCACAATTCGTTTTGGAGCCGAAATCATATCAGCCACGTTTTTCATGACTTGGGTGTTGTCATTTTGGTTTTTAAGCATTTCTTGCATTGTGCCAACGCTGTGGTTGTGGCTGTTCATAACTTGTTGGTGAGAATTATTTACCGTGTTCATCATTGCTTCAATCATGCCGCGCAAGTCTTGATTCAGGGTTGCGTGCATTTGTTGTTGCGCATCCATGTCTTCTGGGAGCAAAGACGCTGAATGGCTGATTTGAGCCACTCGAATCTTTGTATTGGCATCCAACTCAGCCCTGAAACGCTCCATTTGCTGCTCACGCTCAAGTTTTGCGCTTTCCAATTGGGCATTAAATTGCTGTTTCTGCGCCTCAAACTGCGCTTGGGCTTGTGCAATTTGCATATCAGCCTGCATCCGCATCTGCTCCAACTGTTGTTGAGCCTGCATCTTCATCATTTCAGGATCAGGTTTAGGCGGTTGTGGTTGCGCCATCTTCTGTTTAATTTGGTCAAGTGCCTGGTCAATAACGCCCTCAAGTTCTTGAGATGACTTAAACGCACTGATACCAAACTTCATTATTTCCATCAAAACAGGCGTCATCTCTGGGCTTGCTTGTGCAACTGGCATGGCTTGCTGTAAAAAGCCAGCAAACGCGCCAATAAACTCAGTGCGCTCACGCTTTATTGCCGCTTCATCTAATTGAACCAGGCTGTCTGCCGCCACTTCAATTCTAAAGTTGCGCAAAGGCTTGTCTTTTAGCAATTGCAAAGCCTGCGGAATCATTTGCTGATCAGCGGGTTGCATCTGGCTTGCCGCCGCATACTGCAAAATTGTTTGCGGCTGAAACTTAGTGCAAATGATCTGCGCTTTGAGCCTAATCAAGTCAGAAGCAAACAACGCCACTTCTTCTTGCATAGAACGCAATCTAAGGCTTGCAAACTGACCTTTGATCTGTTGGGCGGTAGCTGTCTCACTTGCCTGCGATGCACCCCTCAAAATGTCTGACAAACCTGTGATTTCATAGATTTGTTGCTTGATTTCTTGTCTTGCGCGATAGCATTGCAGCAAAGCATTTGCCAAGGTGTCCAAGGGCAACAGGTCAATTGACCCTTTTAAGCCGCCCTTTTCACTGAACGCCATCCATTTATCAACAGGAATCAACGTGTTGTTGTCGCCTTCTGTCAACAATCGTTGCAATGCGGGTGTGCTTGCATCGTAAACACCACGCACACGCAAAGACTTCACTAGTCCATCAATGCGGTCGCTCAAGATGTCTAATTCGTTAGCTTGGTCTTGATAAAGAACGAAATCAGGAACAGGAACAAGGCTGTCGCTTGTCATCGTTGCATACAAAGGCCTGCAACATGGAAAAAACTGCTCTAACTCTAGCGGGTCATCTCGTACGTCAATGAACTTGTTGCCTTGCTTGCTGAACCAATAGACCTTGGCGGTTTCTTTGTCCCACAACTCGCAAATCTTAGCGCGGGTGTATTCTTTTTGGTTGCTTGCGTAGTTTGATAAAGGATCTGGGCCGCTATCCAAAGGGATATTACGCGCAGCTTCTTCACCAAAACGCTCAACTAGTGCATCTTTGGTCATGTAGACCCAACGCCAAACTTGAGTTACTTCCTCCCATGTACGGGCAACGCTGTGACCAAAATCAGCCCAATGCACATAGTCTGTCGGTGCGCATTCGTACTCGATCTGCTCCATTGGCTGAACTTCGCCTGCCGTGAAGTCTTGGCTTTCCGCCTCGTCTGCGTCTTCAGTGACTTGGAGGCCATCATCGTTCCCGAGCATCTCTGGCATACCTGGCACTTCGGTAACGTGCGGCTCGTAACGCACCCAAGCTACGCCTCGCCCTCCCAAAAAGCGATCCTCAACCGCATGGCGC